CCAGACATAAATGTATTCCGGTCTATTGAAACTTACAGGAATGGAGTCTCCATACTCTGTTGCAACATTAACAGTAATAGAGCCAAACGTCTGAATACCAGCAGCTTTTTTATCCAGAATAATACTTGCGATACTTGTTTCATCTCCGCCATCTACTATTATTTCAACGCTATGCGGAGGTCTTCCTTCCTCGTCTGTATCATCCGTATTGTTCTCATATCCTGTTGCACTTTCTACATTCGGAACATTATTTATTAACTGAGAACAAATACTGTCTATCATCCTTGTAGAGCGAATAGCCGATTTTGCCAAATATGAATGTCGAAGTTCTACATCCGTTTCCTGTAACCTTCCGTATGTAGGTGCAATCAAATTCTCAACAGCATTGAACCCGCTAATATTTGTAATCATGATTGTTATCGTTCCGTTAGGAAATATAAGTTTTCCATAATCTATAGTTGCAAAATCAGCAAGTGTTGTAACGCTTGCTGTTGTTAAATTGTCAGAAAGCACAAGTATTCCACTCCTTGATGCCGATTCACTGATCACATCCAATGTAATATTGCTTTCATTCACAGATACCTTATATCCATCTGGATTTACAGCTTTACTCAGGCCTTCAATGATTGATAATTCATCATCGGACACACTTGTAAAACTGTACTGAACACCGTTTATTGATACAGAATATATAGCCCCTGTAATAGGAGCTGATACCCTTATTGATACCTTGTTGAAAGATTCCCTCGTTATAACAAATTCTGAAACAGCCGCCAGTTTAGCTTGTGGTGCTGTATTTGTCGCAACTGTAGCTCCCTGTCTTACAATCGTTCCATCATCGCCTGTACAATGCAATGTGTAATAACTGTATTTATTAGGGCTTCGTCGAATGCCACCGTACTGCACAGCATTATCAAGGCTTACTCCTTCAGCTGTAGACGGATATTTTGCATAATAACTGGCCTGTGCCACTTCCCAAAGCTCGGAAATTTGTCCGCCGTATGTTGTTATTAGTACATTCAGAAATGATTGAGGATCCAATCTGGTGTTAAATCCAAATTTTCCAGAAAGTTCTGAATGAAGTTCCTCCAATATTTCATCCAATCTTTTAATCTCAAATCCTTTATCTGTAATTCCATATTCAGCCACCAATCTTCACCTCTTCCTTATATGTTTTTTCATCTGTAACAGCTTCGTATCGGATTACTGCCGACCTTTTTAAGCTATCAATTTCTATAGATACGTCATTAACTTCCGTAATTTCGTCTACATTGAAAATTTGTTCTTCTACCAATTCTTTAATCTGGTCTATATCTGGATTTTTCACAAAAAGATATTCAAAATACGGAACACCAGCTTCATCATCCCATCTCCATTCTTGAAAAAACCACTTTAGCCGAATTTTTATCTTTTGGCGAACAGAATTGGCAAGGACAATGTCTGTTCCCTTGAATGCCAAGTCACCATTACTGTCAAGCAATATATCCACTTCCTCGCCTCCTTCTTTATTTTGCCTTTGATGTGTCTCCGTGCACACCTGCATGTGTATGATTTTTCAGAGATATATTTCCAGCTTTTACATCGCCACTCACAATTAAATTTCCTGCGATTTCCACATTGTCTTTATTCACCGACACCTTTGTCGAACCATTCTGCAATATCAAACTCTTTTTACTGCAAGCCTCCCTCAAAGCAGCGTTACCCTTATTGGACAATCCGGGGATTGCTATGGCACTTGTCAAGTCAAACCGAATATCGTTTTCTGATTCGCCGCCACCTATCCATGCATCCAATTCCTGTTCTGAAATGATTAGCAAGCAATCCATACCAACTGTTATTGGAAAGGCAATATAAATGTCATTCACCTGACTTTGAGGAATAATGACCGGTACTTCCGTTACTGTTGGGTATGCCATTTTTCTTCCAGAATCAGTAGTGTATGTTCCATAAGGTTTTACAGTTGCAAATCCTGTTCCTGCATTAAATGCCGTTATTTTTCCAGGAATCGCAGTATGCATTTCTTCCATTACCGACCTTGCAGCCTTTTCGACCTGTTCTACAAATTCTTGTAACATTATTTCACCTCCAAAAGCTGTGCTGTGCATATCCAATCACCTTCCAGATTGTCTCCGTCAATCGTCAGCTTGTAAACTCTAAAATATCCACGCACTTTGTCGCTTTCCAATCTTATATAATCATTCACTCCAATCGCTCCATTCAAAAAATATTTCACTTCATAGCCTATCTGACTATTACTTTTTCCGTTGCTCGAATCGTCGCTTTCGGAGGATATAGTTATTCGCTTAGGCACCTCTAAAAGTCCCGTATCGGTACTTAAAAGATACGCCCTAGTTGTTATAGCCTCATTTGGTTTCCTTATCTGTAAAACCGAATTCTGAATAGACCATTTAAGACCACATGTCTTACATAGCTTTTTCAAAGCTGTTTTAGCTGCTCCTACATAGCTAAATCCATGCGGTAAGGTTTTGAATTTGCAACCTTTTGAATACACAACCGACACACCCATTTCTCCTGCAATTTGGTCAAATACCTCCTTGCTGTTAACTTTTCCAGAGCGAGAAATGGATATATATGTATCTCTCAAAGCAACCCTTCCGTCGACAACTTCTATTTCCGTCATTCTGTCTGCCCCATCCAT